TGCACCCTCCGCCGATTCCGTTGACCTTGCAACCTTTGTAATCGCATTCGCTTCCGCATGTAGTACTTCCTTTTTAGTTTTTAGTTGTCTTCCGTATCCAGTATTACCAGATTTTATTTCATCTTCGCAGTTATTGTCCCACCCAGCTGGCATACCATTGTATCCAATAGAGATGATACGGTTATCCTTTACGATAACACAACCAACCTTCATTCTTCGGGCGGATGATAACTCTGCGTAAACCTTTGCTGTTTTTAGATGTGCGTCATCCCACTTATCCAAAATTGAATTCCATCTGCATAGGAACCCAGTTTCCATCAACCTTGGTCAATGAGATTGGTTTGTGACTTGGTGGACTTTCTGAACTTGCTATGACAATAACATATGCACCAGTATCCTTACGAACACGGTTTCCATACATATCAGTTTCAATATCCTCGTTTGCCACTTGATTGTTTCTTATATAAGAAATCATGATGGCCACCCTATGTTCTGAAGTTTCAATATCTTCTTTATGTCAGGACGGAAGTATCCGTCTGGTTTCATAATCTTACCGTCTGCATTCTTAACGACTTTACCGTCAACGAACTTAGACATATTAGATGCCTTAACTTCATCCCAGACTGCATCAAAGGGAATATTCAATACGGATGCCATACCCATAATGACCCACACCATATCCGCAAGACCATCCGCAACTTCTACGATGTCTCGTTTATGGAATGCTTCCCATGTTTCGTTATACTCTTCTGTGATTAGAGACATGTACAGGTCTGCCATGTCTGATTTGATATCTTGGGGAAACTTCTGTTCCCCTTGCATCATGAACTCTTCTACTTGTTCTTGATAAAATCCACTCATATTAAATTCCAACCGTGATTTGCTATCGCATTTAAAATAATAAAAATACATGTCGCCATGTGTGTTAACCACCAAACAGTCCGAATGACTGCTATGGTGTTTGCTTGTTGGTCAGTCTCTCCGACTTTCTCACCAAGACTTTTTGCCCAGATTCTCCACCATTTACTCATAACCACCCCACAATAATGTTAATCATTATGAGATATACACAAGCGAGATTTGAAATAACAATGAACGTTCGAATGTATGAGATGTAATTCTCATTCTGGGCATCATACCCGTCTTCTTCATCAAAAGAACCGAGTGCATGTTTCCACACTGTCCACAACTTATTCATTTAATGTCTTCACCACTTTCGCTTTACCGACCTTTCTGAATCTTTTATTATACTTTCTTTTGATACTTTTGGCAACACCACTTCGTGCAAGGTAACAATACATTTTTCTACCATAACCGAATGCATCGTATTCGTCACCATCGTTTGTTGGTATTTTTGGATTCTTTTTAGTCATTCCATTCCCCAAAGATTTTTGGAGAAGTCTCTGCGGCACGTTCCATATCATACTCTCGTGGGAAATGCCTGAGACAACTGTATGCTCGTTGACGAACCTCACTAGGAACTCTTGGAGTTACCTTGGGGTTCAACAAGTCAATCAGAAACTTCTCGGTGCGTTCTATTGATTCTCTTCGTTCATTAGGCATTGTCATTTTTTGTTATCAATCTCTGCAATACGTTTGTATTTATAATAGTCAACGATAAACTCTTCGAAATTTCCCCATAAATCTTGCATTCGCATCTCAGCTAACTCACGAACACCAATCAAGACATTCAAGAGTCTGTCCTGTTTGTGAGCATCCATACCCTCGAAGTATGGGTCATCACCGACATACTTGGTCAGTGAATCTAGGTCTTCTACAAGACTCCACGCTCTCATGATTTTCTCTTCCATCGAAATTGCGTCTGCCATTATAATTCTTCCTTACGTAGTTTCAACTCGTTAACCATACATTGGTGCAGTATAGGAGAGACACCAACCATCTCAACAACAGCTTCTAAGTGTGCGGTCTCCATCTCTGCAATAGTCTTGTACTGCAATGGTTGTTTACCGTCCTTACCATATGTACCCCATTTAAGGATATTACGTTGACGTTCATGTGGTGCATCATCGTACTCACACAAATCAATCTGGTCATCGTGAACAGTACGTCTTACGTAATCCAGACCACCGTCAACCATGTAGTGTTTACCATTGGCATCGGTGTATTCTTTATAGTCATGTCTATGTGTAGACTCTAGTATAGTCCCGTCTGGGGTTTGAAGTGCATTACGAATAAGGTGCATTACTGGTACTCCACATTTGCCATGCATTCAGTCAGACATGCGACAAGGTTTAATTCATGGTCAGCGACAAACGCATTCTTGTATTGATAATCAGCGAGAATCAAGACCAGTTGAGGAATAGACATTGGTGCAACCTTACCTTCCATAGAATCAAAGATACCACGGAAAACTGCGGCTGGTTCGGTGTCCATATTGTTGACAACCCAACTACGCATCTTCTTGAAGTCTTTGTTCTTTAGTGATAGGAAAAGGTCATTATAGTTACCATTACTATCATTAATGAGTACTGTGGTTTCCAACTTACCAGAGATAGAATGACGTTGTGACTCGTTGAGTACACGTCTCCAGTCTGGTGCATACTTACCAATCAGTCCCGCAATAGTATCATTATTGTATTTGATACCCTCTGCATCTAGGATGATTTGAAGTCGAGTCATGAACTCACCACACAACCCAGCCATTTGTTTCTTGGATGTATTGAACTCATACACACTACAACGAGAGTGTAGGGGTTCGATTACTTTGTTCTTGAAGTTACAAGTCAGGATGAATCGACAGTTCTGAGAGAACTCTTCGATAAAACCACGCAGTGCGGGTTGGGTTGACTGTGCATTAAGGTAGTCCGCTTCGTCAAGGATTACAACCTTGTAACCGCCTGAGAGCGAGACGGACGAAGCGAACTGTTTGATTTTACCACGTAGGGTATCGATGTTACCTTCTTCAGAACCGTTGATGACAATATAGTCAATGTTCAGTTCATCGCAGATTGCACGTGCAATCGTGGTCTTACCAGTACCCGCAGTACCAGTAAACATCATGTTTGGGATTTCACCTGTATCTACAATCGCTTGGAATGTATCTTTTAGGTTTTGATTCAGAACCGTGGTTCCGATTAGACGGGGTCGATACTTCTCAACCCACAGGAATTCTTTTGACATAGTGTCTCCATAATATTAAAAGTGTTTCATAAGATGTACATTGTACACGATATGAAACAAAAAGTCAAGTAAAATTCGGGGGTGGAGAGGAAAGGAACTCACCCACCCCCACGTCATTAGAACAACAACGCTTACTCTGAACTATCCACATCTTGGTCAGATTGATACTCTTCGCAGAGTTGAATAATCTGAACCGCTTGGTCTCTCAATTGACCAATGGTTGATAGTTCTTCACCTTTGAAACCACCACGTTGTACTACCGTGTCGATTACCGCCACTGTTGAACGAGAAACCCTGTTTCCCAATTCGTAGATTGACGTGTGGTCTTTTTCTGTTGCTTGTGCTTTTGCCATTTTATGCTCCGTATGTCGATGATTTTTCTAGCGCAATAAAGTACTCAATCGTAGATTGCTTACTCACAAACTGTGATATAAGTTTCGAACTGATACTTACATCAAAGTCTTCGTTGACAACCTTTAGGTTACCAACATTCATGATAAAGTTGAAATCAACTTCATCGGGATACGTACCCTCTACATCAATAGAGAATGCGTTACTGGTTGCGTCCTTACTGTCGATGACAGATAGACGAACTGCACCTTGAGTCGGTGAGATAGAAATCTCATCATGACCAAGGGCCGCAGCGGCACGTTTTACTTTACCCAACGTATCAGTATCTAGGGAAAACTTAACCTCCGCATCTGGCATATTAATATCTTTGCCAGGCGATGTCAACATCTCAGGGTCAGAGAAGAAATACTTCACTGACGAACGACCAGTAGAATCTCCCACGGTCACAAAGTCCTTCTCGAACTTGAGTCGTGGTGAATCTACCAACGACAGTACGTTTAGAAACTCTGTCAGGTCATAGATACCAAATGATGCGGGAAACTCTTCAGTGAGTTCTGCCTTGGATAGAACATTTCTTGCAACGGAAATGGTCTTAACAGTGTTACCTTCAGTGATAACAATGTTCGGGTTGATTGTTGAATAGTTCTTGAGAACGTTCAACGTAGTGTCGGATAATTCCATAATATATTCCTCTCGGTTTTCTAAGTTATTGGGTCTATTATACACCCAGTTTCATTTAAAGTCAAGCCTTTATTTTACTAAAGTTCTTTTCTTTTACGAACTCAATCTTACGATGGAAATGTGCATCTTCGAGTTCGCTCTTGTGTGAGATAACAAATACGTTTGTATCCTCACCTAGTGTAGAGATAATCTTCATGAGGTTTTCAATACCCTCTTCATCCAGAGATGAATCAAAAGTCTCATCAAGGATTAGTAGATTGGTCGCAACACTATTCTTCATCTTCGCAATCTGTCTCCACGTAAATAGTAGGGACAAGTCAATCCGTTGTTTCTCACCCTCAGAGAATGAGTCATACGAAAAGTTATCACGATGTCTTGAACGAATAGTTTCAACGAAACTTTCATCCAAATCAAAGTGTACAAAGAAGTCTAGAATCTGTAGGTACTTGTTAGTCAACTGATTGATGACAGGTAAGTACTGTTTAATAATCTTGGTCTTAATACCAGTGTCTTTTAACAATTCTGCATACACGTAATTATATGAGTGTTGTTCATTCAGTTTATACTTGGAATCTTGCAGTCCTTCTTTATTATTACGCAAGGACTCCAACTCAGTGTTGGCTTCTGATAGGTCACCAGTACCCTCGTCAATCTTGGAAACCTCACCATTCAAGGTGTCAATGTTTCTATTGATACTCATAATCTCTTGAGTGTTTGCATCAATCTTAGATTGCCAATTGCGGATATGGTCTTGCATCTTATTGAGTTCTTCTAACTTTGCATCCAAGTCTGCTTTACGTACACTGTGCATCTCTAATGCACCATTAATAGTACCCGCTTTTGTCTTACACTTGTTTAGATGAAACTCTTTTAGTTTCTGGTCAATGTCTTGGTCACAGGTAGGACATTTGTCATTCTCTTCAAAGAACTTTGCCTGTTTAACCACATCCTTCTGTTGTATCTTGAACCCTGCCGCAAACTCACCCAGAGATTGTAGTTCCTTAGCAACCTCGACAATCTCAGTAGTGACCTCTTTGGATGCAGTGACCTCTTCGGTAACCTTGGCATTTGCATCATTGAGTACACGAATGTCTTCCTGTAACTGTTTAATAGTATCTAACTTCTGTTTCTTCTGGTGACTGGATATTGCACTTAGGTCACGTAGATACTTTTTTTGTGCATTGATTTTGGTATCAACGAGATTGATTTGATGTGTGTTATTCGCAATCTGGTCTTTAAGAATAGACATCTTCTCTTTGAGAAGTCCATTCATCTTAGAGAACATGTTGATATCAAGTAAGTCCTCAATCACCTCACGTCTAGAACCACCCGCCAGCTGCATGAACGGTACAAAGGATGATGACCCCAGTACCACAATCTGGTGGAATGATTTGTGTGACAACATGAGAATATTCTTCTCAAGCATAGACTGATATTCTTTTGCGTGGGAGTCTTGGTTAACCATGTTACCATTGACCCATATCTCAAACTTATTAGGTTTGATACCACGAACAACTTTGTAATTCTGTTTACCAATATCGAACTCAACCTCTACCAATGTGCCTTTGCCGTTGATGGTATTGATTAGTTGGTTCTTTGATATCTTACGATGGGGTTTACCGAACAGACCAAACGACAGGGCGTCCAACATGGTGGACTTACCCGCACCGTTATGTCCCACCACCAAAGTGGTTGGTGTATCATCAAAGCTAATATCCGTAAAATTGTTTCCTGTAGACAGGAAGTTTTTGAATCTTAATTTTTTAAAATTTATCATTGGGTAATATTACCATAGTCATCACATAAAGTCAAGCTGTTTTTTCTCCCAGAATTGTTTAATATCATCTCTGTATATCCTAGAGAATACGTTGAATGGTATGTCCCTATAACCTTCTGCCCTATCGGTCATTGTCCCGTGATAGGTCATATTACATGCGGAATAGATTGTGCCATCGTGCATTCTACTATCAGTAGACGTNCATATGTAATCGGCATCAATCATCTTCATAGTTCTGGATACAAACCACGAGGTGATATTATACTCNTTACTGTCTACTGCNAGTCTNGATATTTCATAGAATTTAGAATAGTCGGTGAACTCACACCCGTAGTAGAATCGTAACCAATGACGGTTACACTTCTTTGGGCAATAAGATGTATATTGAATTGCACCTGTTAGATTTCCTCTCTCAAATAATCCATAATATTTGTAGTCATGAACAAGGTCATTATGTTCATCATAAATTTTACCGAGATAATGATTCGATACGATTATCGATTTAGCATCGTCATATCCAATCTCACCTACAGTAAAGTCATTCTTTTTCGTCAAACTCATATTCTGATAGACCACACCAATTACAGGGTTGACCCTTCTCAACCGAAAGTAATGTCGCTTCAGTCATACAGTAATGTTCCCAGCCAGAGGATAAGTCTTCACCATAACGTCCACGGTCACGATTGCCGTCACCATTTAATTCAGTCAAGTCCTGTTGTTTATGTTTCTGGTTTTTATCACCAAATATCCTGTCCCAACCATCTGCGTAGTCTTTACCACCAGACTTGGTCTGAATCGTGTCTCCAGTAATGTCATTCTTTGTTGCCACTAGACTATCTCCATCGATTGTGCTTCTTTCATTAAATGAGATACTTCTCTTTTAATTCTGTCTTTATCTAGGTCAGTATTAACATTGTCAATATAATCATATACAAGTGTCTCTGTATCGTCAACCGATATGTTGCCATCGTCCACATTAGAACCAACGAACTCTGCAAAATCCTCTGCAATCTTTAGTTCGTGAATCTTCTGTGATTGAACACGGTCAATGAATCGTTCGAACTCATACGGGTCACCCTTGTTAGTGACAATGACCTTGACGAACTTGTTGTCAAGATAAGCGAGGTCTTTGAACTTGTTCATGTTCTCGTGGTCGTAATAAATCTTTTCGTATATACGAACAGGGTTAAGAACCGCAGTTATTTCTCTTGTTTCGGTATCAAGGATGTGGAAGTGTTTGGGGTCATCACAATCATTCCAGAAAAACTCCATTTGACTACCTAAGTAATGTATGTTGTTCATACTAGACTTTGCGTGGAAGTGACCAGTCAATACCAGTTCAAACCTATCGAAATGCGACTTACTCATACCGTCCATACACACCTGACCCTTTGACATTTCAAAGCCTTGTAACTCAAGGTGTGCGCCCACTATTGTTGCTTTTGTATTCTTTAGAAACTCAAGTGTTTCCTTTTCGTTCTCAGGATTAATCCAAGGAACTAAAGCAACTGGAAGACCATCGTAATCCATCACTGTTGGTTCCATAACAAGATTCACTTCATTCATGTAGTGACCTTGCAGTTCCTTCAGTGCGTTCAACTCATTGGTATTCTTATAGTACACGTCATGGTTGCCAGGAATTATATCCATAGTGATACCATGCTTACGCATAGGTTCTAGGAATATCTTACGGTTGTGTTGCAGTGCCTTGAAGTTGATTGTCTTACGGTTATCGTAGTAATCACCAAGGTGTAATATCTGCGTAATATTATTTTCTAACAAATACGGAAAGAACACGTCCCGATAGAACTGTTCTTGGTAATCCATAAAAATATCAGACGAGTTTCGACAACCCGCATGGGTGTCATTTAAGATTGCTATTTTCATTTGCTTTCGTTTAGTCTCACTAATCTCATTGCATCTGCCATAGGTAGTTTACCCGCAGCATTGTTTTGCATTTTAATTGCCTTCTTACGAAGCCGTTTCATTTCACTTTTTCTTTCTTTATACTTGTCCATTATACATTACTCCACAGGATTAGTCAACTATAAAATCAGTTAAGTCCGAATCCGCTTTGACAGTACGTCTCTTACGTTCTTTCTTAACAATCTCTTTCCACTCAACGTCCTTATCTTTTATCTCATCAATACGCATACGCAGTTGGTCAACAAACGCTGCTGCGACTGCACGTGAATTTGCATCACCTAGTTCTTGGTCAAGGAATGTTTCAATACCCGACTGTTCCATATAACGCATTTTGATGTCTTGTTGTTTCTTTTCTTTCTCAATCCTACGTAGGAATGCGAACCATGAAATCTGAGTGAAGTATGCAAACGCATTAGGTTTACCAGTACGTGTTGCGGCTTCGAGGTTGTAGTTCTCAATTGCCTTGAGACAGTTCTCGACTGCATCCATAACCATCTCTTCACGATAGGTGTACCGCACAAAGTTAGACTTGTGGGACAGACCCTCGCATATCTTGAGGAAACACATAGCAATATAATCGGGAACTTTGGGTAATTGAGGAACCTTAGCTTCACGTTGTAAGTTCAAGTCAGTAACATAGTCAACGACTGCTTGTGAGAATTGTGCATTGTTTACGTAATGCGGTTTGTCCTTCGGTTTAATCTTTACTTTTGGTTTAGTTTCCATTATAATTTTCCATTTTGTTTCTCAGTTGACTACTTGCAAATCTGTGATTACGTGTATTATAGTACACTGGCATGTTATTGGCAAGCGCATAGTCCTTACCAGTAAAATCCCTATCTTTGTACTCTTCACCAATAATTCTAACGTCAAATGATATTAGTTGTATCAAATCTAACAGGTCTTCTTCTGTCTCGTATGGAATTATTTCATCCACATACTTACACCCCTGTACTTGTATATATCTCTCGGTTATAGATTGAAGGGGTTTGTTCTTCTTTGGACGGTCTACTGTAGGGTCGGTCTGTAGTCCTACTATCAAGTAATCGCATACGGTCTTAGCCTCACGTAACATCTGCACGTGTCCCGCATGAAATAAGTCGAATGCGCTACAGGTAAATCCCGTATGATAAAGTTTCATGTTTTCGCTTGACAAAAGTTGTTTCTCACTGTATAATAAGCTTTGCGTTTGGAGAGGGTTGAATACCTAGTGAATTTTCTTAGAATCGAATTGGATTATGTTATTACTAGCACTATCTACCATTCTTTCTAGATACTCATCAATTTTATCTCGACTCTCCGCATTTTTAATATTCTCTTGCATCCTTTCGGTTGCAGTCTTCGGTTGTTTCAATGCCCCATAAGTCTTTTCATATTCAATTTCTCTAGTTATATGCATCTCTTCCATATCGGCAACCGCATCATAGTACTGTACTAAAAGACTACGAGTAGGAAATCCAATACCAACAATATGATTGGCATTAACAACAACAAGGTCTTCCCCACATTCTTGGTATACCATCCAAGGGCGGAATGCGTAGTACTTGAACCCTTCACCATTTTCTTGCATAATGAGTCGCATAGCCTTACGGGTGAGAATTTCAATCTCTCCTTGTTCGTCCCACTGGACTATCTCGCATAGGATTTCTTCGCCAGATGCGAGTTTGAATTGTCTTACTTCTAATTGTTCAAATTTCTCGGTCATGTCAGTTTCCTTTGTTTATAGTCTCTGATTATATTTATCAGACCTTTAACTGGTAAGTTTTCGTGTCCCTGTTTATAATATTTATATCCTTCCTTGGGATTCTCCCACACTTCTGCATGGACGAAACACGTCTGCCATACGCCTGCGGGATTCATCCTTGACTCAACCCGTTCTTTGGTGAACTCGTGTACCCACTCAATCATATCTATAAAGTCGTATTCTCCACTTGGATGAACCCAGTAATTCCAGAGATTCTTTTCACGGTTCTTATTGTTTCGTTTCATCTTCCTCATCCCGTCAACCTTTTCTCTTATTTCGGGATTTATTATATGCGGTTCTTCATATGAGTATGTATACCCATATTTCATGAAGTTATTGTAGACCTTCCAGTCGATAGCATCTGCCTGTTCATCATCGGGTTCTGATAACATCAACGGTAGAAAAGATACAACATGTCCGCCCCAATGTTCATTGACCCAGTTCTTGGTTTCTTCTAGTGACTCAAATGTTTCATGAGGAAGGCCCGCAATCATTGTGAATGTACCACAGTAGTAGTTAGGTGACCTTTCACGGAAATACTCTTGAATCTCTAATAGACCCTTCTTGAGTTTCTCTGGTTTCATTCCTTTACCTACTGTCTTACCAGATTTATGATTAAAGGTTTCTACCCCATAACTATGTGAGGTAAATCCCATATCAATCATATCATCCCAAGTATCTTTTCCATGTGTAATCAATAGGTCTGCTCTGACATACCCACTGAAATGTGGTTGGAATGGTAGTCTTCTCACCGCACGAGCGATAAGTGCAATCTTGTCCTTCGAGTCGTTTACTGTATCATCTGTAATATAGTAGTTAGTTGTTCCCCACTTCTCGTAGTTCTCTAGTAACTCTTGGTAAACACTTTCTTCGTTACGAGTCGTATCTTGTTTCATACCCAGTAGGGGAAACGAACAATACTTACACTCAAAGATACACCCCCGTGCGAACTCAATATTTATTGTCTCGCTTGGTTTGATGTGGTCACGTTCCTCGAATGATATGTTTGCATCTCTCTTAGGGAAACACGGATAACTGTGTTGTGCGGTAATTAACTTACCACCATTCTTCAAAGTCTTTTGTATCTTTAACTCTTCCCCTTCGCCCATGAGATATTTACATAAAGCACTCATTGCATACTCACCATTACCAGTAATGTAATAGTCTGCTTCAACACATGTAACTGTCCAAGTTTTCTGGCCACCCGCAACGAGCGTCACCCACGGGTAGTTTTCTCTTATGTGATTGGTAAACCATACGAGTCGTTCGGTTGCCATGGTATGGAACATCATACTGAAACCGATAAACAAAGTATCCGTTGTCACCTTGGTGCGTAGTATTTCAGACAGTTCGTCATTAGTAAAGAATATACTGTAGTCAACACATTCCACATCCCAACCTTGTCTTCTGATATGGGTTGCGATTCTGTGGTTACCAAAACTACGAAACGGTTCTATGCCATTAAAGATTCCTTGCACCACCATTTCTGAGTCGGTGTGAATCTCCTTTGCATATTCTTCATGTCTTTCATCTGGAGAGGTAAAACCACCAAATAGTAATCCACGTGGCATCCTCTCTACTATAGGGATGTGGTTCATTTCAAATCAATTTGATGTATCTTATAGGGAAATTGTTCTTTGGTGTATATTTTAATACGTTCGGCTGAGTGTCTTAAAGTAAAGTTCTTATGTGATTTGATATGCATATCATCCGCTATATCGTATAGTTTGGTCACAGAGCCGTTGTCAGACTGTCTGAGTCCACGCCCAATCGATTGCAAGACCTTAACCTGACTCTTACTAGGGGATGCGAATACTATGTTATGAAGATTCCTAATATTAATACCAGTACTGAAAGTGCCCAAACTAGCAACAATAATTGCATTCTTTTGTCCTTCTACGATACCACGTATCTGTTCTCGGTCTGCTGCATCGACCTCACCAGATACATAGAATATTTTGCGACCTTCTTCTGCCTTATCTCTCATCATATCAAAGAGAATCTTACCGTGTTTCTCCACGAACTGAAAGAGAACCAGAGTGTTACCTTTCTGGTCTAACGCAAGGTTGGTAATCAACTTGTTGCGTTTTTCGTGCGTGACAATGTAATCCATCTCTTCTTGGTACGTCTTGCCTTGCATCATATGACACACATCATTATGGTAACGAAGCAATAACATGTCAATTTTTATCTGTGCGAGAGTACCCTGAACCTGTAGGTCACGGGTTTGAGTTACAGTTTTGGTAGGCCCGAATAGTCCTTCCAATACCAGTTTGTTAGTTTCTGTGCCATCTAAAGTACCCGTAGTGCCATAACGATACTCCGCATTGACACACTTATTCATGATACCTGACAGAGACTTTGCTTTGAATAGATGTACTTCATCACCAAACACACAACCCATGTTCTCGAACCACTCCTTCGGAAACTTGTAGATAGATTGCCATGTAGAAATGATGATAGGTTTATCAGTGTTCTTATCCTTACCACTGTAGATACGATGTACATACTCCTTGACATCATATCCATAGTCTTCAAAGTCTTTGTACATCTGTTCTACCAGACTTGTTGTCGGAACAACAATAAGAACCTGTTTATCGAAGTTGTCCACAAAGTTTGTTACGCAGTCAAGATACCATCGTAGTAGGTTGTAGATGATAAACGACTTACCGCTACCCGTAGGTGATAAAAGGATTGCTCGTTTTTCTTTGATACCGTGTGTTACCGCATCGTACTGGTAATCACGTAGGGGAAAGGGGAGACTAAGTTCATCTTGGAACTTGATTAGGTTCTGGTGTTGAACGTGATTCTTTTGTTCTGGATGTCCATACTCATCGTTGTCGATTAACTCAATAGGATACATTCTATCTGCACAGAACTTTTTAAGATGTGCGTAGAGTCCAACGTTCAGTTCACGTGTTACTTGGTTGAACAACTTAATCTTTCCATCCCACTTACGGGACTTGAACGCAGGCATGAACTTATGGCCAGGCACATAGAACGAGAAGTACTCTCGCAACTCAGGTATCTGGTGTGCCTCTGCATCTATCAACATCATCGCATGGTCTCTTAGACCGACACGTATGGTATTTGGAATACTCAAAACTTATCCTGTTATTGTCCAGCTTCGAAAGACCTCCATCGAATCATGTTACCGATTGTCTGGTGTCTCCAGTTTAAATTATTAACTATCTCTTGAAGAGTATCTATAATTGTTTTAAGATACTGTATCTTCATTTCAGAGTCTTGGATTTCTTGGTCAGAGTCGTAGTAGTACTCTTTGAAGTTTTTGGTGGTTGCACTCAGACCATCGTAGGGGTCATATGCCCAACCACGACTGGTGATATCCTCTTGGGACATCTTGCCTTCGTAGTAGAGATACTTATCCTTGAGTAATACCTTCTGGTCAAACTCCGCTTTCTTTATACGCAGTTTGGTCAGAGAAAGGTATTCTAAGTATTTGGCGTGTAAGGCTGGTGTTACACGAGAGGTTTCATCTAGTTGATGTTTTGCAATCTCACAGTCTTCTTTCCATTCTGCGAGGATGCTTTCTAAATCAATCATTTCACTTGTCTCCATTATAAAGTATTATGTAGGGTTATTTTATCTCGAATTGTGAGAACCTGAATGACGCATTAAAGGTCAAGTAGGTTACATCTCCTGTTGTTGCGGCAAACTCAATATTACCAAGTGAGATAGGCACACAATCCAAGTATCTAATTTTCTTGGTGGTATTGTTCTTACTAGACAATACATGCAGAGTTATATCTGCGTATGTTGGGGTCTTTTCGTGTCTGCGGTCTGCACCAACATGACCGTCATTAACTATACGACTTAACCAATCCATCATCTCAACATACGATTTCATGTCTTCGTCTAGGATGATAGAGAAGGATACTTCCCCGAAGGTCATCTTGTCACCAGCTAATGGGACAGAGGTAATCCTACGGATAGGTAATTCCATAGGATTAACACTAACATCTGGATGTGATACGGACTGAACAAAGTATTCCATATTTGGATACCTAGTTCTGTCCATGACTATCTTGAACCCTGTAGGTTGTAGATAGTTTAAATTTGTTGTAAGTTCCTCATCGGAAACTTGTGTGGTTACATTTACTGGCATAAGAACCTCTTAATTATACTTCTATTTATAAGAGATTTAGTGTACAGTTTCCTGTTCACGCATATTTTTCGTGAGTTGGGCAATGACCGTACTCCAGTACTTTTTACCCCAATCAGACTCCGCACGGTCACGTGCAGAGAGGGCATTCTGAATCAATCGGTGGTAGTTGTACTTCATGATACAATCCTACCTTTACCAACCCACATAATCTCTTCAAACTTTTCTTCAAAAGTCCTACCATGCATGGTAAATCCAGTGTCGAGAAGTTCTTTCTTGACAAACTTTACAGCTTCCTTTGCGGTTCCAAACGTATACCATGTTAAACATGCACGTCCAGTAATCGCTAATCTTACTTCATATTGCTTCATACTATGCTCCTATCGCATTTAAAAATTCACTTTGGTTCTGGCAAACCGAACCATCAACAAGATGGAACTGCTTACGGAACGACCCGTTCTCAAAGAACTGAATCACAAACGAATCCGCATCACGGTCTTTCATGATGTAGGTCTCAACGGTCTTTGCGATTTCCTTTCGCATGTAACCGTACTCACCGTTCTCCACGGTCTTGGTTGCACGGAACTGTTCACCCTCTTGGGTGATGTAGGTGATTGATTCCCACGGTTCTTTGTGGTCGGACTCAACAAAGTCCACGTCATCAATCAACTCGGAACCCAAGATGTACTCTTGGAATGACGGGTTGTTCTCCGTGATTAAATCGAAGATGGTATCGTAGTAACCCTCGGACTGTGCGTCCTCAATGGATACACCCTCGACCACGAAGGTATTACCGCCCTTGGACTTCCAGTAGGACTCGTCCACACCGTGGACATAGTCCTCGTCATGTGCGGCATAGTTCTCACGGATTTGGGTTTGGATTACAATCTTCATAAATTTCTCACTTTTCTCATTATCAATACAAGTATTATACCACAGTAAACATCTTTAAGCAAGTACTTTTTTAAACTTTCTTCTGCTCTTAGAGAACTGTTTCATGGGTTTCTTGAAGATAATCTCTTCAGTAGTACCCTCTTTGATATAACCCACCAATTGGGTTGCCTTGTTCACTATGTAGGTATGACTCGGAACCTTATATCCCAAGTCATCCCACTCCGTAATCTCTTTCAAATACTCATTCATTATTTCTTACCTTTGTAACCAAGGGCTTCCATCGCAAACACTGGAGAACCAGAAACTTCGTAACCGTACTTCTCACTATGAAACTTGTTGTCGTGTGAAGACAGTTCAAGATACTTCTCAACAGTCACGTTCTTCACTAGGAAGTTGACCCATGCCTTCCAAGGTTTGTAACCATACTTGAACCTTGCAATGAACTCAGGTTTTGGCATACCATGCCATGATGGGTGACAGTTAGGACTTGCGACCTCCATGTTGACAGACTCAGTGTGTCTACCACGATACATCAAGTACATACCGTCCCAAGTGAAGTCTTCTTTAGTAAATGCAGTCATAATTTCCTTTCCTTTTTTCATTTTATACACTTATTATAACAACAACAGCAACAAAAGGCAAGGGTTTTTTTCATTTAATTTACCGCTTGACAATAATTGCTATATACTGTATAGTGGTACACATAACTGAGAGATATACATGATTCTATCTAAAACAGATGCAGATTACGCTGCAAACGTCTTTACGGAGTTCTTTGCGAACTTTGACCGTATCGATGACTATATGAGACAGATTAAACTAGAACGGATGGACTCTATGCCGTTTACTCTGCCTGGCATGGGCCCAGAGGAAGACCTGTTCAACAACTTTGACATGCACCCCCAAGATATGGAGTTCACTATCGCAGAGGCGAAACGTGACCAATTCATGTCCTATATGGATATCACCACATCCGCACCTGTAGAAGCGTCAATTCCAGGCAAGATGATGAACTGGGTAGTACGTGAGAAGAATACGGGTATGGTCATTGGTATGATTCGATTCGGGTCACCCACTATTAATAGTAGACCACGTAATGAGTGGTTAGGTAAACCTCTAGACACAATGAATGCAGAGGTCATGAAACGATTCAACGAGTCCTGTATCATGGGATTCAATATAGTACCAGTACAACCATTCGGGTTCAACTACCTTGGTGGTAAGTTACTTGCCTCTATATGTACCTCTCATACTGTACGTGATGCACTCAATAAGAAGTATGACTCAAACATCTGTATGTTCGAGACCACATCCTTATACGGTAATGCCAAGGGTGGTGTGTCTATGTACTCTGGTATGAAACCACTACTGATTGGTAATGGACAGACAGACTCCAACTTTGCACCACTTATCAATGACAACAACTATCGTACATTGAGTGACTGGTTCATCAAACGTAACAACGGTGAGTCTCTTGTACCAAAGGATGCATCATCTCGTAAGTTGAAGACACAACAGAAGATGGTGTCTATCATCAAAAACTCTCTAAAGGAATATGACGTAAATGCATACAACAAGTTCTGTCAAACCTTTATTGATGCAAAGGGACTAACACAACAAAAGAATTCATATTACTCTTGCATGGGATTTGACCGTGAGAGTGTGAAGAAGTATCTCAACCTTGAGTCGGATACCATTGTCAAAGCAGATAACTTTGATAGGTTCAGTCTTGAGGGTGTGACAGATTGGTGGCGTAAGAAGGCGACCAATCGATACGAAACTCTAAAAACAGATGGGCGTCTGCGTTCTGTTATAGAGACTTGGAATACAAACGCAGACGATATTGATATTATAAGATAAAAGTCTTATATATACTATTGTGTTTTAGGATTCTCATTGAGTCTTCTACTTCACTTAATTTAATCCAATAGGAGAAATACTATGGCTATGCCTACACGTTATGTAACATTCAGTGATTTTCATCACACCAACCCTGACGCAATTGCGTTACCCGACTACACCGACCTTGGTGTAACATCTGTAAAAAATATAAGACTCGACTTCAAAGATATTCATATTGATGATATCGATGGTCAGTACACCAAAGTGGAAACACACACCACACAAGAGATTGAACAACTTCGTTTGTCTTTTGCTGGTGGAGTTGACACAATGGAGTTTCCTCCAGCGGTATATGACCGTGGTAAAGGATACGACAAAAGATATGTCTTGGTATATGGATATGGTCGTTCCGAAGCGATTCGAGCACTTGGAACGAAGTCGTGGATATTTACTTTGTTTACTGGTACACTAGAACAGATGAAAGATGTCCAAGCAAGAGAAAACGAGGGATACGTAAAACGTCTCAACAAAGAAGTTGATATGCGTAAATACCTAAGTTCTAAAGTTTCTAGAGGACTTATTAAAAACTCTGAGAAGTCAATCAACGATGAGTTCATTCGTATCTACGGTAAGACCCGTGATAAGACTTGTAGGAATCGTGTTGTGAAGATGGTTATGGAAGAGACAGGGACGCCTCAACCATATATTATATACACATCTGTTCCTAAAATACAGGACTGGATTGCTAACCACTCATCATATGAATATAAAATCGGTGGTGAATATAATGAGGAACTTGATACATACGGTGTGTGTATTGGTGAAGGTTACCAGTATCGTGTTATCATGCAAGCCATTACACGTTATGTCGAAACAGGTAAGTATACCGACTTGATTGGACACGTAGGCGCTCCAACGTCAAAGTCGCCACTTGACCTAAAAAGATTGAAATTCATACAACAACTGAATCAACACAAGACTGCGTTGGAACATTGTGGGTTGAAAGTTTTTCCTTTGAACGTGCTTGGATTCCTACCACAAGATAGAGTTACTGAAAACTTAAAAGAATTAGTAGTATGCAAAGAATTTTTATCCGATAAACTTTTTAAGTTTANCTAAAAAGGGCTTGACTTTAACTGTATAGTCTGGTACTATATAATAACAATGCGGAGATAGTTCAACGAGTAGAACATTAGGTTTCCAATCTAGAGGTGGTAGTGCAATTCTATCTCTCCGCTCCAATCTTTCTTTACCCCACTTCGGTGGGGTTTTTTATAGGTGCCATCCTTGGCCGGCCTACTCCTTACTCTTCTTCTGGTTTAGTTGCGGCAGTTCCAGTCTTTTCTGCAACATCTTTAATTAAATTAGATGTTACGTCTAATACACCAGCGGTTACACCAAAGACATCAGAACCGACACCTTTAATAATACCACCAGTACCGTCAATGGTTGCATCAACGGTGGAACAAGCAGACAAAACTAATGCGAATGCAATTGCAAT